ATACAACAATGATGAATGAGAGAATATCAGATCAAGTAATTTGTTCAGAGGACGACGTTAGTTATTCCGCATATGATTTCTGGTATGAGAGGTTGAGCAAGTTAGGCAAGGAAGAGGAAATTGAGTTTGGTGTCATGTACATCGGTAAAGATGAAGACGGAAAATCATGGTGGATGTTTGATGACAGACTTGAAAAGTATATTGCAGCAGTAGATCTTGAACTCAATATCACTTTCGAGGAGACATGTGAGTCAGAGTTAAATTTTGAGGACACCTTGCATAGCTATTACCATCGTGACTGGTATTATCTAACAAAATCGAAACCGATGGAGTCAAAATATAAGAATGTATGGCAATAAAAAGAGGGAGGTAGATGGCATGTTTAACAAAATAAAAAGAAATATTAGAGGAGGTAATAAATGAGTTATCATCTTGTAACAAGGGAAGAAATCACCGAAATAACAATCTATACCAGAGTAGAACAAATAAGAAGTGCGAGCATCATACCGATACGCCTACGAAACATTGGTGAGCGAAACAATAAAAGATATTATGAAATCATCAAAGGTGACACCTGTAAGTATATAGCAGCAAAGATCTTAGACAAAAGTATTTACTACCTGGAAACAGGTGACACCGGAAAGATGGACCTAAAAGTAAACCTAGTCGAATACCAAGAACTAGGAAAGATAAACATTACAACCAAGCTCATTCAAGACGCTATCGAAAAATACGAATTAATCGGTGAGGAGGAACCACATATTGAGTAAAGAATCATTCATCAAAGAAATCGCAAAGCACATCTGCAAACACGCACCGCACTATCACATCAAATGTAATAGTGCGGTTATCGCACAGGCAATCGTAGAATCCGGGTGGGGAGAATCCAAACTATCCAAAGATTACCACAACTACTTTGGATTAAAGTGCGGAACCGCCTGGACAGGGCCAAGCGTAAACCTAAGCACACAAGAGGAGTACACACCAGGACAGATGACCAACATCCGAGACAACTTCAGAGTCTATTCGAGCCTAGAGGAAGGCATCATAGGCTATTTTGAATTCATCCAGCTACCAAGATATTTAAACCTAAAGGGAATTGAAAACCCAAGAGAGTATCTAACCACGATCAAAAATGACGGCTACGCAACCAGCAGCAGTTACGTCGACACCTGCATGAGAGTGGTAGATCAATTCAACCTAATCAAATACGACAAATCGAATACAGAGCAAGGGGGTATCATAGTGAGCACAGATTTATGGACAAAAACAGCCGAACTAATGGCTGAGCAAAGTGGATATTTAGAGAAACGCTCGAACAGCCAATTAGACAGCAAAACTGGTAATGCGGGGTACAACAACTACACAAAATACGCAAGAGACATTGACAACATCGGATTACCAGGATGTCAAGGACAGCCGTGGTGTGCGGTGTACCAATTCTGGATTTGTGTACAAATATTTGGTAAAGAGAAAGCGCTAGACATCATGGGTGATGTTTTTTACAACTGCACCGCAATTACGAACCATGCAAAGGCATCTGGAACATGGGGAATGGAACCAAAACTAGGAGCACTAGTGATTTTTCGAAAAGGTGCGCACATAGGAAGAGTAACGAAAGTGACCAGCACACACATATACACGAATGAAGGTAACACCAGTGCGACCAGTGTCAACCAAGTAGTTGCGAACGGTGGATGTGTCGCTGACAAAGTATACACACGTGTATATTCAGGGATTGATGGGTATGTATACATTGACTACAAAACCGCCGTGAAAGACTTTTATTGTTACGGTGATAAGGGAGTAGGAGTAAAAGCGATGCAAGAGCAGCTGAGATTGTGTGGGTATGACATCAACGCAGACGGTGACTTTGGCCCTGACACCCAACAGGCGGTCATCAACTTTCAGAAAGCGAACGGATTAACACCGGACGGAAATTGCGGACCAGCGACGCAAAAAGAGCTAGTGATTGAGAGCGATAAGAATAGTCATGTACAAGAAGGATTCCATAGATTTGTAGGTGAGGTACAGAAAACGTTAGGTGTGCATGAGCTTCCGAAAAAAGCGAGCCCGTTAATATCGAAATACCCGCAACTAAAGAAGCACAACCTGGTAGACGTCCTAGGAAGATACGGGTATGAGGATAATTGGTTTTACGTTTGTATCGCTGACAAATACTATGGATACGCATGGGCGCCAAGTATCAAGCGAATATAGAAAAAAGAGAGGGGCTCACCCTCTCTTTTTGTTGCAAAGCACATACAGGAGTCTTATAAAAACATGTGATAAAGTTACCAATTATTCCGTTTCTGCAGGCTCTGGTGGAGAGATTACACTACCAGACAAGAACACCGTGCCATCCATCCACATTGTAACGCTTGCTGTTGGTTCCTGGCTAAAGATTGAGCCAACGTGAGTTGTGGCACCATCGTACCAAGCCCTCACATACAATCTAGATATTGCTTTCGTTGAATCATTTCGATAAGTCATCACACCAACCGTCAAGCACTCTTCTGACCTAGGTAGTGCGGTTTGATTAAGGTTAAAGCAATTATCCTCAATCGTGAACAGATCATAAAACGTCGTTGTTCCGCCGCCAAGAGACCAAGTAAACACATACTTACTAGGGTTAGATAGTGGATATAACATAGTAGCATTAAATTTCAAGGATGCCAAAGTTTTGTTTGTATTCTGAGTCATAATCATAGATGAATTAGCTTTTAGATTGTTTGGCGATGGTACACAAGTAACCACTTTAAAGTTCAGGATATTGTCATAATTCTGAACAGCCTCTTTTAATGTTTTTAGCTCAGCATTAATGCTAGTAATAGATTGTGTATTGATATCAGCTTTACTAGATGCTGAATTAGCAGTAGACGCTGCCTGCCCTGCTTTGATATCGACATTGTTATAACCCGTGTCGATCTTTTCCATAGCACCATTAAAGTCCCCCAACCAAGAGGGCACATCCGTACCGATAAATTTTGGTAAATCTAGATACGTAGTCTTATTTGTTGCGCTCATAATATACACCTACCTTTTTTGACAAATTAATATATTTAAATCATTAGTAATAGAGGCAAAACTCCCATATATAGTGTTAACAACAAACGTTTTAATAGTTAATTCCTCATTTTCTGGCGGTTCAATAATTCCAAAACCCTTAGACATTGTACTTGCAAACTTACGTGTATCATCTGAATAGTAAATACCAATTTGTAATGAGGGATTGGATTTATTACAAGTAAAAAGATATGTTTGTTTTCGAACATCCAACCAACTATCATATAAGGTATTTGTAACATTATTAGATACAGCGGTACCAGATGTATTAAAGCCCGCTGAGCCTTTAATTGATTTAGCGTATGGATAATTAACAATTAAACTACCGTTAGGAGACATATAAGTTAAATTAAAAGTATGTGCGTCTAAATAATAAGTCAGCATAGCCTTACTATACCAGTCGAAATCTGTTGCCGTTATTGTTTTAGATTCATAATCCTCAGCAGTAAAAGCGAGCTTATCATATTGGAATGTGGTTAAAGCGTTTTCCTTATGAAGCGTAGCCAGCTTATCCAATTCCTCTTTGGTATGAATCTGCTCACCCGTCCAGACATCGGTCATATAGAAATTAGGGTCTTTCCAAATAAAACGTCTAGAGTAGTAGTCATACTGATAAGCGGTCAACTGGAACCCGTCATACTGTTCAGCGGTCCACTTCATATCGTCATACTCATCGGCTGTCAAGGAATAGACTTTTATGTTATCCCAAATTTCGTTGATAGCAGTCTGAATATCCACAATCTGAGAAGAGAATGGGGAATATACATAGACAGTGGTCAAATCCGGCAACTGATTTTTCAGCAGCTCGATCTGATAACGCAATTCAGATAGAATCATATTATCTTGGTTGTTCACATAAATTCTAAGAGCCGCAAGTTGAGTACTAAGTAGTACGGTCATTTCCGTCAATTGACGATGCATCTCCATCGTAATCTCATTGTTATACTTTTCGAGAGCAGATGTTACACTACCCATGACCTGATTCACACGATCAGTCAGGTTTTGCATCTGTCTATTCAGGTCAACCAAACGTTCATCTACACGGTCATCGACCAATTTCAAAATAGATTCCGGGTCAATGGCATTTAGTTCCGTAATGATCTCATTCATTTTCGTAACTAATTTACAGATGGACTCATAGTAACTAAGTGAGTCATCATAGGTTGCGGGAAGAACTTTCTGACAGTAGGGGAATCTACGTATGGTATCCAAAGAACTCATATTTTCACCTCCTTACCAAAGACCCATAAACAGGTCTTTAAATTCATCAATCACTTGCAAATCAATATTTAAGAAGGTATCACGGTATTTCATTAGGAGATCGCTATAGGAAACGATACCGTGTTTTCCCTCAACGGTTTCTTTAAAGTTCTCTTCATTGTCCGTGATTGTTTTTCCCTGAGATTCTGTATTTTCGTTTGTTGTCTGGTCAGAGGTGCCATCGGTAATCGTTGCCTGAGTCAAGTATCTCATGGACTCAACCCCGCTTAGAGAACCCTGAGGGGTATCTGACATTCGGTTGGTGTCTTTGTAACCACTATCGGAAGTCGAATCTCTAGTTCCAGAATCCTCTGTCTGTACCAAACCATCAAACTCCATCAAATGTGACCTTGTAAAGGAAACGTTATTCAGAGGGTCAAACTTAAGCTGTTCGGACTCATAGAGTTGGTTATAGTACGGCATAATTTCCTCTAGCCTGGTATTCAAGTGGTACATCCACTGACCAATGGTTTCAAAGCCAATCTCTTGCAAGTAGTAGTGTTTCAAGATTTTCGAGCAAAGAGTCTTTCGATAACTTTCACTGAAGAATTTCACTTTTGATGTAAAAATCTTATCCCAAGACTTACTTATTACACTATCTATTTTATCACATCCCACGCTAGAAGTCAAACCAGCTTTCTGTTCACAAATAAAACGGACTTCCACGGTATACTTACTCATCCAAGTCACCTCCTGGTTCGCCCTCATTCGGGTAATTTGCGAACAGTAGCAGCTCATCACCAGAAAGCACAGAGCTGATATCCTTATAGCTAACCTTAATATCTAAACCAAACATTCGGTTGATACGCTCAGCGTCTTCACGACGTTTATCCAGTCGAGAGAAACGACTTGCGATCGTCCCGCCCATACCACGAACGACCTCATCTGTAATCATACGTTCTTTTTTCTGCTCGCTAACGTTAGCGATACCGAGGTAGGTCAAAGCCTCATTCCAAATTTTTGTTTTCAGAGCGTACAATTGATCTGCTAGAAAAGGTGCTGAGGTATTAATAGACTGAATGCCCTCCAAATTCAGGGAATCCGTACCAAAGATGACCGGGGCATTGCCATCATATTCTTTGTACAGATTCAGGAGTGTCAACCGTTGCTTATCGGTACCTTGCAGCAGCATCGGTGTTTTTTGCGCATTAATATTTACATCTATAATACGGTCGATCAAATACAATTTATCCGCATAAAAATTAATATCACGGATACTATTGGTTCTCATCATGTTATTATAAATAATAACAGAATTTTGGTTAGTCAACTCACAATTGTAGTTATTGTATCTAGAGTACGCACGGCATCGTAACGGATTCCCATACACATCAAATGGTCCTTTTCGATTTACCGACAAACAGAGATAGTCGTCAACCACATCATCTTTAAAGAACACCGCTGCACCCTCACGGAATAAACACATTTCCAAATAACGGGAATCCACCGTAGGCGGCAAGTTCTCCCATTTAAAAACGGAAACGGCCAATTCTGTTAAACGGTCAAAGTAAAAATTTTTCGTGTATACATTCCGTCGTAACGACAACTCAAATTCGGTGTGTTTACGTCTCCCCAAGTCCTTCACCTCCTCAATGTTTCACGTGAAACAGTTAGATGCTGTTATCCAAACTATAGTTTCCAACATTTCCAGGCTCTTTCCAATAGGTAATACCCGCATCGTGTATCTGACAGATTTTATTCATGTCATCCACAGGTACGCTTCCCGTCACGACACATCCAGCGGTCTTTACATAATTAAAGTGTGGTCTTGCGGTACGGTTCGGAACCTTTACCCGTTTGGTTGCGTAGCCAAATACCGTGAAAAAATCATCAATCGCCCGAGCGTAGTTCATGGTAATAGCGGCCCTACCGATATAAAAGTTCTGGTATTGATGGGACATATTGATCGAGCCATTGTTCACATTCCCACGACACAAGTCCGCTTGAATCGAGGAGGTATAACTATCCATCATAAATGCCTGGATGTTTTCTTGTACTTGCTGCATGGCGCCTTGGGAGTCTGCCAAACCTTGTGCGGCACCAGCGAGGTTCCCTGTTTTTGCGTTCACCAAAGCCTTTCCAGCGCTAAGGGCTGAAGTTGTCACGCCGCTCACGGTCTTCATGACCATAGGTGCCATGTTCTGAGCGAGCCAAACCTTATAGGCGTCCATATTCCAGGAGCATTGTGGATAGTTTTCCAATGTCACGGTTTCGGTGTGATTGACACCGCTGCTACCCTTATACCGTCTTGGCCGACAGGTAATTTTCACAGGAGCTATCACGGTAGAATCCAGGTGCAATTGCGGGATACCGCCCTCGAAAAACTCAAATCGGTATTGGGCGGACTGACCAGAGCCATTATCGACGTGAAGGAAACAATAGGGATAGGTCAACAGCTTTTTATTTCTAGGGATGTAACCATTCAGACCAGTCCCCACCCCATCGAGTGTATAGGTATGTGACCATCCCGTGGCGTGCCCCTCACCAGCACCAGAAATGATGGTACCGCCGTCCTCAATGGCGCCCCCGGTACAGATGACCGGACACATATACATGCTAACAATACTATCCGGTGATTGCATAAACCCTTTAATCGTAGTGTTAATACCCTCCACATCTGAGGAATTAAAGGCTGTGATTTTGGTACCAGAGTAGACACCGTCGATCATACCGCCGCTGGTATCCTCTCCACCCGTTTCCGCCGCAGCCATAATCACCGCCATGGGTTCAAGTTCCTCACCGAGTTTTTCGTAGGTGTTGTACACATACTCACCAAGTTCCACAGGTTCTGGTAAAATATTGTCACCAGGCTCATCGGAACTAGAATGTTCTCTTTCCACAAAGCACTGCTGTAAGGAAAACTCAAAGAACCAACTCTGAATCACATCCAGTTCAAAAGTTACATCTGAGGTTTCATTATTTACGTATTCCACGCTCTTAATAAAAGCGTAAAACCACTTGCTTCCAAAATTAGAGTTCTGGAACATCACGTAATTACAATCATAAAGATTATCTGCTACAATTCCGACACGTATCACACCACGCTTCACACGTTGATAGGTGTATTCATTTAAACTATATTTTGCCATACTGGAAAAGTATGAGGTTTGAGCACTACGACTACCGAAATAAATGGTATGATTGTAAGTACTATCTAGCGGAATATTCCTCAAAAGTCGGACGGATGTACCTGGTGCAATATACATAGAAAAAACCTCCAATAAATGTTTCACGTGAAACATGTGGTTCCACGTGAAACAAGGTGTATTATTTTTTCGACTTTTTAGTTAAATCTGTGGGTGTGTCAGGATCGTTTTTTGCAGCTACCGCTTTATTAAATGTGAACTTTGTTCCTACATTCCAAGTAGAAATTCTACTTTCAGTCGATGTATAGGTAACACCACCCATCTGAATCTCTAAAGGAAGTGAAGTATTAACCTTATCTATTGGAACGATAATAGCTCCATAAGGTTGAATAGCAATACTATTTTTTGTTGCGGTTTCTGACTGCACGAACTGGTATCTAGTATCAGCGAGAGTATCATCACTGTTATATTTAAATGAAACTGTCCAAGCATCATCTGAAGTATCCGTATTGGTTACAATGAATTCTAAGGATTCAGGTGCTGTCAAAGTTGCGCTGTCCAAAACGAACACGACAGCATTCGAAAAGTCACTGGTTGAAACGGTCTTCCACACATGATAGAAATAGTTCCAGTACAGTCCACTTGCAACATACTTTTCGGTAAACTGGTCTTTGTTATCATAAACCTGGAAAAAGTTTTCATCCACAAGAACCGCTTTCACGTCTGCCATCAACGCAAGCTCCTTAGCTGTCACCTCTTCCAGTCCAGTCGAATTTTCACGGATGGTTTCAAACCGTTTGTTATCAAAGGTATTAAAATAATCAATCAAGTGTAAGCGTCCCATGAAGTTGGCTTTATCCATGTTAAACGCACTAGCCAAAACATCCACATCAAACTGAGCGTTAAAGGTAGCGTCCATAAAAATGTGCTGATTGTTTCTTGGTGTTGTCGTGTAGACGTTTGCAGCGTTGTACTGATCGCTCATAAATGGGAGCAAGTTTGAGGTACCACGAAACGCAACGGCGGCTTTTTTGAGATCTGTGCCGTCGCCAATGGAAATCGG